GGAAGGAAGAGGAGGGATTTATGAACGTATCAGAATTCTATACTAAAGAAGAATTAATTAAGGTAAGAGAGAAAGTAGAAATTATAGATGAAGAGCCTCTAACTCATCCTGATAATTTTATATTATACTGGAAAGATTAGAAATCTTACTCCATATCTGACTATTTAATGAAACAATCTATAAGAATAATAGACACTGCCTTTGCACATTGTAAGTATTGCGGCTACCCGGAATACGAATGTCAGTGGTTCGAGTGGGATAGAACACTACCAATTAAATCAACTGAAGTTGTGATTGTAACCGACGCAAATATTACTAATCCTCAAATCTATAATGCACCAAATATAAAATATGCATGGTTGTTAGAGTGTAGAGAATATTTAGTACATAATTATGATTGGATAACACATAACTATCATTATTATAATAGTGTCTTAACACATGATAAGGAGTTACTAAAACAAATACCTAACGCACTCTGGCAACCGCATGGAGGTTGCTGGATATCTCAGAAAGATTGCTCAATAGATAAAGAAAAAAATAAATTAATATCTACAATATTATCCGGTAAAATGTTTATGTCGGGTCATCGACTAAGGCATAAAATTTTTAATGAGATAAAACAAATAGACTTTTATGGTAATTATGTCAAGCCTATACAATTTAAAATAGAAGCTCTTAAAGATTACAAGTATCATCTGTGTATAGAGAATTCACAAATACCTGGATACTTTACCGAAAAATTAATAGATTGCTTCGTAACTGGTACCGTGCCGATATATTGGGGAGATCCATTAATACACGAAGTCTTTGATACAAGTGGTATGATAATAGTTAACTCATTTAATGATATATTAAATGTTATTGACAGTTTAGATAAAATAGAATATGAATCTTTTAAAATAGGTATAAAAAATAACTTTGAAATAGCGAAAAAATATGTACTACCTGAAAACTACATGTATATTAACTATAAACATATTTTCGAAAAATCTTAGCACAACTTTTTATGAATCCCGAAGAAATTTTAATTACAGGTGGTAGTGGTATGGTAGGCAATTCCTTAAAGAAATTATTACCCGCAGCAATCTATATATCATCAAAAGACTACAACCTAACAGACGAGACTGCTGTTAAGGAAATGTTTGCAAAATTTAAACCTAAAAAGGTTGTACACTTAGCAGCTAAGGTAGGAGGCATTATTGATAATATAGAACACCCACACGATTATTTTATTGACAATATAAAAATGAATACTCTTATGGTAGAGTATTCATTTAAAAATAAGATCACTCAGTTTATAGGTATGCTATCAACTTGTATTTACCCTGACACTGTACAAAATTACCCCATGGTTGAAGAAGACTTACATCGAGGACCTCCCACTGCTACTAACCTACCATACGGTTACTCTAAACGAGCTCTTGCTGTTCAAATTGACGCTTTAAACGCTCAGTACGGTACACAATATCAATATCTAATACCGTGTAATTTATACGGAGAAAATGATAAAATGGGACACAACAGTCATTTTATTGCTGCACTATTACAAAAAATAATTCAATGTGTAAAGGATAATAACAACGAAATAACTCTTTTCGGTACAGGTACTCCTTTACGTCAGTTTATGTATTCAGATGATTTAGCGTGGATTATATATGGTTGTTTAAACAAGGAGATTTATGAAAGTTTCAATGTAGCAACTAAGCAAAATCTATCTATTAAAGAAATGGCTAACATTGCATTAAAAACACTAAACTTAGAACACATTAATATAACTTTTGATGTATCAAAACCAGACGGTCAATTTAGAAAAGATGTATCTATTGATAAACTAAATAAACTATTACCTACCTTTATCCCTTTAACTCTAGAAAAAGGTATTAAACTAGTATATGATAAAATTAGTAAGCGATACGATAGATAAAGCTGATATCAAGCATCTTATAGATTGGCTCTCACAGGAAGAAATTCCACGTTTAACTAAAGGTGAATTAACAATCGAATTGGAAGAGAAGTGGGCACGTAAAATAGGAACAAAATATTCTGTTTTTGTTAATTCAGGTTCATCATCTATTCTACTGACACTAGCCGCATTACTACAAACAGATAAGATAAAAAATAATAAAATCGTAGTACCTGGACTAAGTTGGGCAACAGATGTTAGTACGCCAATGCTATTAGGTTATGAGACCTTTTTGTGTGATTGTAACCTTACTGATTTATCTTGCGATATTGATCATTTAGAGACTCTCTTTAGAGAAGAATCCCCTTCTGTTTTTATCTTAGTTTCTCCTCTAGGTTTAGTACCTCAGATGGACAAAATTGTTGAGTTATGTCATACATACGATGTTATTCTGTTAGAAGATGTGTGTGAGAGTATGGGTTCTAAATTCAACGGTAAGTATTTAGGATCTTTTGGACTTGCGTCGTTCTTCTCAATGTATTTCGGTCACCACTTATCAACGATCGAAGGAGGATTTATTAATACAGATGATAAGAATTTTTATCACCTATTACTAATGATGAGGAGTCATGGCTGGGATAGAGATTTACCTAAATCCAAACAACAAGAGTTAAGAACAACCTATCAGAGTAGTGAGTTTGATTCACTGTATAACTTCTATGTACCAGGTCTGAATTTAAGATCGACAGATCTACAAGCATTCATTGGACTACGAGCAATTGATAAACTAGACAGCTACTCGAATATAAGAAATAGTAATTTTAATAAATACATAGAGTTATTAACTTGTAATGAATTACAATTATCAGTTCGTGAAACGGATTTTATTTCGAGCTTTGCAATACCTGTTGTTAGTAAACATAGGAACGCTGTAGTAGACGCGCTAATTAAAGAAGGGGTAGAGGTTAGACCTTTAATTGCAGGAAACATGGCTGCCAAGCCGATGTGGTATTTAAAATATGGTAAAACACCATTAAAGAATTGTGAACTTATTAACGAAAGAGGTTTTTATATACCTAATCATCAAGGCATAACTGTTAATGATATCACTAAAATTACAAACATAATTAACAGCATATAATGAAAAGAGCACTAATAACCGGTATTAACGGTCAAGACGGGTCGTATCTCGCAGAATTTTTACTAGAAAAAGGCTACGACGTACACGGTACACTAAAACGAAACTCTGTATCCGAAAATCAAACTTCGAGACTAAATGCAGTATACGACAAACTCAAATTACACTATGCTGACTTGACAGACGTAGCATCGTTAATTAACACCGTTCAGAAAGTTAAACCTACCGAAATCTATAATCTAGCTGCCCAGTCGCATGTTAGAATTTCCTTTGATCAACCTCTCTATACAGCTAACGTTACAGGAATTGGCACCTTAAATTTATTAGAGTCAGTTAAACTAATTAACCCGCAAATTAGAATTTATCAGGCGTCTTCATCTGAGATGTTTGGCAACTCAATTGATGCTGATGGTTATCAGAGAGAGACAACACCATTGAACCCTGTATCACCGTATGGCTGCGCTAAAGTTTTTAGCTATAATATCTGCAGGAATTACAGAAATTCGTACGGTATGTTTATATCTAATGGTATATTATTCAATCATGAATCTCCGAGAAGAGGAACTAACTTCGTCACTAATAAAGTGTGTAAGGAAGCAGTGAAAATTAAACTCGGTCTAGCTAACGATTTAAAGCTAGGTAATCTACAGGCTACACGAGATTGGGGTCATGCTAAAGACTATGTTAAAGCAATGTGGGAGATTCTTCAGCTAGATGCACCTGATGATTTTGTATGCTCTACGGGTATATCACATTCTGTGCAAGAACTATGCGAGTATGTATTTGGCAAGTTAGATTTAGACTGGCGTAAATATGTCAAGCAGGATGAAAAATTTCTAAGGCCAGAAGAGCTACATAACTTGAAAGGTAACTCAACGAAATTAATACAAGCTACAGGATGGTCACGAGAGTATACTTTCGAAAGTATGTTAGATGAAATGATTGAATATTGGAAAACAAGTACTGCTCTATAGGCATTAAATTTTACGTATTGTTGCTGTATTTTTTAACGAACTATATTATAATATCAATATGATTATAGATGAACCAATATACGATGGCAGTCTTATTAAGCAGCGGTTCGCATACCGTTTCTTTAAGAAACGAGTATCACCTGTAGGTAACATTGTAGCTTTCAGAGCGCCGATGTTTGTGAGTGATAATCTCATTGATCTCGAAGACTCTCTGAGTAAGGACTATATCTTTAGTGATGATGCAGTTAACTTTTGCTGGGAGATTCCTAACTTGTGTCCTTTTGGAGCAGTAGCTTTTCAGCGCTGGTTTAATGCTAGTATTGCTACCGCATTAGCAAGTCTTACAAACTTCAGTAAGATTACTCTAGATGGTGACGATTTAATGGTGTACGAGAACTTTATCGGGTCAGATAAAGTTCAACGAGAATACGGCAAGGCAAGTGTATCTATTACATACTCGAAAAATAATGTATCTATTGGTCATACTGGTATCAATATTAAGGCAGGTAATAAGGCTCCAGGCTTCGCCTTCTCGACTGGTCTTTCAGACGAAGCAGCGCAGACATTTATGGCTACTGTGTGTAATATCTTTAATGAATCGGTAGAAGATATTAGTGTAGCTACAAGTAAGGTTATTGTATGACCATTTTTGACCTATTTAAGGAACTCTTTTTTAAGAGTTCTTCGACGGATTGTAGAACAAGTGAAGGTTTACAGTTATTCTCGCCTTACATGATTAACCGTTGGTTATCATTCTATGGTAAGAATCAAGCATTGTTTGTTAACGAAACATTGAACAAGTATTCAGGTGTTCTAGAAGACAAACTGCATACTTACAATATGTATTTCAATCTAATACCTAAGATGGGATTTAAGCGTATTAGTTATGTTAAGAAACAAAAAGCTGAAGAAGGTAAAGAAATCGAACATCTTAATCTTCTAGCCTCAAATCTTAATATATCTACACGTGAGATAAAACAATACATGGATCTTTACAAACTTATAGGTAAATAGCCGTATGCCTCTAGACATTGATTTACTACCGACAACCCGTAGTCTTATTGACTTATCTTCTCATTCTTCTGGAGACTTCGGATTAGAAGATTACGAATTAACCTTTATATTGGATGATATTATTCTCGTCGAATATGTTGACATTTCTTCTGACGGTGATAGTATTACACGTAACGGTCTCTTTGTTCCAACGAACGCGCTTACAAAAGCCTGGAGAAAAGCTCGAGTTATTCTCATCGGTCCTAATGTTAAACACGCTAAAAAAGGTGATATTGTTGTCTTTCCAAACAATCTTGGTGTAACCGTATCAAACATGGATATTGAAGGTTACGGTAAGATTAAGAAAGGTGTATTTTTAAACGAAAGTAGAATATTTGGTATTTGCAAATCAAAACATGAAAGTACAGAGAGCAACCCTGGATAATATCCTATCAAACAATGTGTGTGAAGTTAGATTCACACGAAAAATACCTGTCGCAGGTAAGCCGTCGACAAGGCGTATGTGGTGCACAAAGAGTTATAATCTTTTGACATCAACAAACGGTAAAGTATCATTAAACTACAGAGCCCCAACTCACGCTAAGGTAGTAAATGAATCGTTAGATAATATTTTGGTAGTGTGGGATGTATTCATGCAAAACTACCGCGCAATTAATATGAACGATTGCGAATTATTGCAACAGTTACCAGCTGACGATAGTTTCTGGCAGTACTTTAACGAGAACCTTTACACTATGAGTGCTGAACAAAAAGCAGTATTTATGAATTCATGAAATTAGACCTTTATAGCGAATACTTTAAAAACCTGCTTCTTAGAGACGTTAATATACGTGTCAACAATAAGGTTATTAGGTCCGGTAAAATTAAAAATTTCGCTATTAAGCAGTTCTATATAAAATTATTCATCGAAAATAATAAAGGTCATGTAAGGATGTTAGAATTACCATACCCGTTCAATATTGTACAGGAAGGTAATCTAACATCCTTAAACTATAACATTAGCACCTTTTGCGGTGCTAATCGTGAACTCAAGTGTAAGTTAAAATTTCTAAGTAAAAAAAGTGTGAGTAAATTATATGATACAGTGGTAGATATTACTGTGGTTTAAACGAACTATCATATAATCAGTATTATGAGTTATAACCTATTGCAGCATTTTCCCGAGTCATATACTCCTAACACAGCACAGGTTAAATTATTAGCTAGTATAGATCAGGCATTCGAAGATGGTTACAAGTTTGTTGTTTGTTGCGCTCCTACTGGTTCTGGTAAATCATTTATTTCGAAGACTATTAGTAATAGTTCAAAAGAGCCTAGTAAAGAGTTTGTAGAGTTAATTACAAGTTATAATGCTTTTAAGCATAGCCATGGAGGTGGCTACGTCAACGCGGATGAGTGTAGTGACACTCCTTCTTTCGGGGCGTTTGCATTGACGATTACTAAGACCTTGCAAGATCAGTATAAGGAGATGTTTGATGATATCTCTGTTTTGAAAGGCAAGTCTAACTATCAATGTGCAATTGATGATAGCTATAATGTAGATATGGCTCCGTGTACCTTACTAAAGTCTATTAAAGAGGACTGTTGGTCAAAGAATAAGTGTCCTTACTATAACGCTAGAAATCAAGCACTAATCTCTAGCTTTGCGACATTGAACTACAATATGTTCTTCTCGCTACCCAACCATGTTAAAAAGCGTGAGTATCTTGTATGTGATGAGGCATCTGAGTTAGAGGATCAGTTAGTAAAGCAGTTCACGTGTACTGTTAACTTCGATACTCTCAAGAAGAGTGAAATTAATATCCCACCGTTCGATAGCTCTAACTATAGTAAAGCATTGAAATGGGTGAGTTTGATGTCTGTAAGAGTTAGTGAGCGTATTGATGAAGTAAAGGATATTATAACTAAAGGTTCAAAAGGTATAAAGACTCTTAGTAAGAACTTTATTGATGCACGTAAGGCTGAAATGCTCGTGTTGAGAGCTCTACAGACTAAACTTGTTATTCTTGAAGAGACATGGAGCTTTTGTGAATATATCTTTGAGACTGATTTTAAGTCAATAACCTTTGTACCTCTTAAAGTAGATAAACTATCAAGGTTCTTGTTTAACTTTGGTGAAAAGGTAGTTCTTATGTCAGCTACTATTATCGATCATAAGAACTACTGTAAATCCTTAGGTATTGATCATTATAAGTATATAGAGGTAGATTCATCGTTTGACGCTAAGAATGCACCTATTTATGTGAATACTAAAGTAAAACTCTGTTATAGTAATCTTAATCAAAATCTACCTAAGATAAAGAAACAAATCATGGAGATCTGTGAGTTTCATAAGAATGAAAAAGGTTTAATTCATACTCATACCAATATCATAACTAACTACTTAAATAAAAATATCAATGAAAAAAGATTCTTATTCAGAGAACCTGGAGTTAACAATGAAGATATCCTACAACATCATTATGAATCGTCAGATCCAACCGTTTTGGTATCGCCTTCAATGGGCTATGGGGTTGATCTCAAAGATGATTTAGCTAGGTTCCAGATTATCATTAAGGCTCCATATCTACCTATGAATGATAAGCGTATTGAAAAGCTGATGAAGCTAGACGCGAGCTGGTATACAAATAAAATGCTAGGTACGCTCATTCAGTCGTGTGGTCGAGCTGTTAGGTCTAAACTGGACTACTGCGCTACTTATATATTAGATGGTGCTATTATCGAGAGCGTTATAAAAAATAAGAATAAGTTACCTAAGTATTTTCTAGATAGATTTGTTTGAATAAATACGGTATACAGTTAGAATAACTATGAAGGCCTATACCTATAACGGAGAGTTTAAAGATCTATTGACCCAGTTTGTAGCGGCCTTTGATGATGTAACTATTAAGAGGTATAATAA